CTGCAAACCCGGTAATTCTACCTACTAAAGACTCTATTCTACCCTCGTACATTCTAGGAGCACAAATAGCATAGTTCATTTTTACTTTAGTATGATCACTTTTAAGTCGCATCATATTCTTTGCCATCTCCCACTTAAGCAACTTTTTAGTACCTAATACTAAAGCGCCGTCGTATAAACATTCTATTTTCCTAGATTCCATACTGAAGTTTTCATTCTCGCGTGGATTAAAAGAATCGTCTTTTTCTATAGTTTTTTCAGCTCCACTAGCAGTTTCTTTTAATTTATAAACTTCGCTCATATAAGTCTTATAATTAAAGTACATTACCTTTACTTTGTTTTTGTCAGTATCTTCTTGCATCGCACGGTTATTATCGTATCTACCGTTTCCTTGATTATTATAATCTGATATTTCTTTTAAATCTGCAGAGGTTAAATGTGGGAATTGTTTAACAAGTTCGTTTATAGGTATAGTCTTTACTTCTCCTACGTAATAAACATCTTCAAAATAAGGAGAATCTGTGTAAGAATAAACTAAATTAGCTGGATCAACATAATCAATTTTAACACCCTCAGATGTATTAAAAGAGGTTTTTACAGCGCCAATACCTAAAACAGTAATATCGTAGTAAAACCTCTTTTTTATAAGATCATATTTATTTCCTTCTAGCAGCACGTTAATAGCCTGCTCTTCAGCTATCTCAACAGCCTGTTTGTAGTTAAGTTGCATGTGCAAATCTAGTTCCTCTTTAGAATCTGGTAATAGAGTTGGGTTTACCTTAAAGAGATCCATTCCAAATTCTTCTAGAATATATTGTTTTAAATCCCTACTACGCATGTCTTCCATGATTTTATCCATGTACTCTGTTCTTTTGCTTACTCCGAAAGGGTCTTGAGAGTATGCTTTCACGTCGTATATTCTTTCCGCTATGCCGTTTACAACTATATCAACAAATTTAGCTATAATTGGAACTGGCTTCCAATCTAAATTAAGATATGATAAATCACCATTTATAGATAACTCGTCTTTGTATTTTTGTATAGATTGTTCTCCACGAGCATATAATCTTAAATTATGAAAATTATTTCTATTGCGGATGTATCTATTAGAATAATTATTTTTATCGAACCATTCACCTTCAATAGCTTGAGCTATTTTAAGTCCATATTCAAAACTTAATTTTTCTACATCACTAACTACTTGACTTGGAAACTCCCTCATATTAATTCTTTATTATCTTTGAAGCACTACCTTTGTTGGAATATTTAGCAATACTTATATTTAAGTTTGGTTTTTCTATCTTTGCGCTTGGTCTATACAAGTGCCTATTACAAGCCATAATGGCTAATCCAGAACTAATAGTAGCATCAAACTTAGTTCTTTTGTTTATATCAAATCTACTCCAATCATTTAACGTTTTGTTAAAATATATATTTCCGTAATCTCCATCACCTAAGTGACCAACGTAACTTTGTATATACATCTCAATAGCTGCCGCGTGAGCCTGTTTGATATCTTCGCTTGAATTCGGTATTCCACCTATTTCTTTTTCTGTTATAGATAATTTGTTCCACAACTTGTCTGGTCTATTCATAGAGTATCCTCTATAACCTCTTCTTCTCAAGTGATATAATAATCTAGGTTTATTATTTTCACATAACAATGGCATTCCATAAAACACTAAAGCCATCAAAACGTCTTCAAAGAATATCTCAGCTGTTTGTGGTCTTGCTATATATTCTAAAAACATATGGTTAGGTGGACAATCTTCCATACTAAACTTTGTTAAACCGTGTAAAGACCCGTTAGATCCCTTACCATCTACTGTTCCTGATATATCGTAACTATCACAACCAAAAGCTCCCATGTGTTCGTTTCCAGGATATCGTCTTCCATTTTTCACAATACTTTTGTTTTGTATGTTTGGCGGCGGAAACCAACTTACTTTAAATCTACCTTTTGGATCCGGATAAAAAATTACTTGTGTGTCTTTTATACCGTTAACCCACTGAAAATTTCCAGTAGATATTATAGATGAATTACCTACTCCTTCATTGTAATCTATTTGCTCGTATATTTTAACAAGATTGAAGATACTGTTCTTAGCTTCATCTCTAAAAGCATGTTCGGTAGTTCTTGGGAATTGTCTATAGAATTCATTTAATCCATCGTGATCTGATTTTAATCCTTCGACTTCATTATTCCAATGCTCTATAATTCCATAGTCTATTAGTTCACCATCTGGGTCGAGGACATCCCCGCTTGGATTATCAAATACTGGAACTCCGTACTCATCAATAAATCCCTCGTAGTTCCACTCCATTGGGATAAACAAAGAGTATAAACCAGATTTTGTTTGACCATTCTTATTTCTTGTTGTGACATCTGAGGCATTGTATAGTTTTTTAAAGTTATCTCCACCCTTATCTAAGGCGTTTGATGTTGACCCCATCATGCATTTTCCTACAATTCTACTACCTAATCTTAAACAAGTTTTAGTAACTCTCCAGTTGTTTAATATATTATCTGGTCTTTCCCACTTACCAGCTTCATCATGTACTAGTAAGTTTAATTTTTCTCCGTCGTAACTATTGTCTCCAGTGTTCTTCCAATCAATAGTTGTATCTAATCCTTGTATCTCTTCTAACTTTTCGTTAGATGTAATCTTTTTTCTAGTGAACTTGCTTGCTGGTACTCTATAGGCTAATTCAGACTTAGGTCTGTCCATACCGTCTTGTACAGGTTTAAAAAAGAATGGATAATTGACACTAATCGGGACAACCTTGTCGGTAAACATCTTCTTAGCATCGGCACCTGTTTTAGAAAGAATACCGTATCTAGCATCACCTGTTAATGTAGCTAAATTAACTGTCTCTGCGCTTGACATAAAAGAGAATCCAGATCTACGATTTTTTAAATAACACATACCGTAGCATCTTTTATCTGCCTTACAGGCTTCCCAAAATATATAAAACAATCTATTCGCTTCTCTATAATCTGGAGCACCTACATCGATCTTACTCCACTGTAAATACATATAGTGCGTACCAGTTATCCAGGTTGGTTTACCATTGTTAGTGAACCAGAATCCCTCATCTCTTCGTTTGAATTCTTCGTCTATGTAATCGTACCATTTTTCTTTGTTGCTTTCCGGATAACTCCTCCAGTCGAATATATTCTTAATCCTTTGTAACTCTTTGGGATACTCTTGTTTCACCCATTTGTTGCTCTGGTGTTTGTATACTTCTTTAGGTGGTTTAGGTAGCGCTATAATTAAATTTTGTATTTCTATAATTTCACCTATAATACCATTACGTGACAACACAATTAAATCATGTTCTTTGTTATACCCGTACTTCCACTTCTTACCACGGTTCATTCTGGTGATAGTAGTCTTTTTTACAGGTTCTACTGTTTTAACTAGATTTTGTTCGTACATTATTTTGATCTTCCTTCTGCAAACCCTTTAAATACCTTCTCTTTTTTCTCTGGTTCTTTACCTTCAATAATATTTTCTTCTTCTTGGATTCTATTGAGTATTTCAAAAGCATCAAAGATGGCGAGTTTTTTGGTAGCGGCAGCGTTCTTAAGTCTGTCTGCTGTAATATCATCCCCACTATCGACGATAGCTTCTTTAGCAACCTTGATAAGTTCATCAACCGCTTTGTGCCCAGCTTGGATTATACGTTTCTTCGTTTCCTTGGTATTCATATTTAATTGTAATAAATTTAGTCATAACTCTATATAGTCTTTTTCCATCGATTATAAACTCATAGGTAGAAAAAGGTGTAAATCCTACTAATTCGTTCTTCTCGTAACTACCATCCGTATACATTACTTTCCCAACACACTGTTTCTCTATGTCTTCCGTGAGATAGTTTGTATCTTTTATAGGTTGTACAAAACAGTAACCTTTAATTGCCTTCCACTCTTCGTGTCTCTTGTATAGGAATATTTGATCTTCTTTTACTATATAAGTATCTTCGTCGAAGTAACTCTTACTGTTCTTTTCTTTACCTCTAACATCATGCCAACGCCTAAATACGTTGTGATGGACTATAACTATATCTCCAGGTTTTATTTCTGTTTCAAAAGCCGTAGGAACAGATTTAACAATAGCTTCTCTGTTTACAAATTGATGGTTATAAACTTCTGTATTTAATACAAGATCTTTATCTCCAACTTTTTTAGTATTGTTGTATCTGTTTCCCTTTGGCTCTATAACAAAGTCAAAAGGTGCTTTCATTAGTATTCTAGATTATATTCTATAGATATAGCCATATTCTTGTTGAAGTCTTTCCAGGGTAGAACATCTTTTCCTTTTTTAATATAAATAGAGTATTTATCATCTTCTTCTATAATATCAGATATCGTATGTCCACCATAAACTTCTTGTCCTACGGCATAATGCATAGCGTCGTTTTTATAATCTTTACCTACGGTAATCTTTCTAATCAGTTTTGACATCCTCGTGGTTTATTTCCCCCG